AAATGCCTAGAGTCTCTAAAGAGTAAAAATGTTTTTGTAAGGAAGTCGCTGATTTTGATGTAAAAATCGTTTTGCTATAGACCAAAGTCCGCGGAATTGCCATCTCTGTCCATCACACCCCCGATTTTTGCCATCTCACTTCAATTTTTATTCCCCCTAGAGGTATTCGGCGAACTCCTTCTTATATTCGGCCAAGTTCTTTTCTAATGACGTGGATGCTCCCCATAGAAGAAAAAAGCTGAGAAATCCAGCTCTTCTTGGGTCCCCCGTTCGTAAATCCTTCTCGTGCCTACGTCTATAATACAAACGTCTAACCTTATCGTGATGTTGTGTGTAGTCTTCATATCCTTCGGCCCCGAATTTCGTCTTCTTCCCATCATCAAAAATGGCTACCCACTTATTCTTTTGATTATGGAGCTTCTCTAGCTTCATTATATAATATGCGGAGATATTCCTTACCTTTTTTAGCCTTTCCGGATAGAATGGCTTGTGCTACACACCCCTCCGACCTTACGCAGAAGTTGAATGATTTGCTTATGGATATGATTACTAAGAATCCAGAGACGGCAAAAGATGCTCACGACCTATTTTTATATATGGAAGAGAATGTGTTGAAACCCTTAGTGGAAAGGACTTTTGAATCTATAGTGAATACTCTACCGGCGGCTGAAGCAGAAGTAGCGAAACTCTTAAGGAATGGTGGTGCTAATTGGTTCTGTATTCCTATTCCTAAATTGAAAAAGGCACCCCTAACAAGAAGTTAAATTCATTCCCCTTATTGTCATTCATAGAAGGGTGTTGAAAAGCTCTCCTATACTCAATTCGTATTTCATTCAAGAGGGCCGTTGAATCTGCCGGAGAAAGCCAGAGAAGAATTTGTGCGAGAGCTTCTCCTCCGGCAAGTTGAGGTGGCAAACAACGCTCTCCAATTTTCTGCTCCAAAAATCTCTGAGTCCAAGCAACTTGCGTTGAAGAAATAGGGTCCCGAGTATCTAAAACTCTCTTGGCTTCGGCAGCAGTCATAGAAAATTTATCTTTCTTCTTAGCGGGTAAGACCTCTGCTTTGACTTCTTCTATCTTACGACCCTTGGTTTTAGTAAAGATTGGACTTCCCGCCAAACCACTCATTCTATCTATACAGTATATATAGAATGACCGACATCGCAGAAGCAAAAGCTCAACCTATGGGTGATGATGATATCCGTCGGATACTGGGCCAAGATATGGTAGTCATTCCTTATCCGAAATTCGGAGAGATGAAGAGTATTGATGAAGCCTTTGATAGCAAAGGACGGTGTATATTCTTATATCTGATGGACTCTACGCATAGCGGACATTTCTGTTGTCTATTGAAGCAAGGAGATACGATAGAATATTTTGACCCCTATGGCTATCCTCCCGACTATCCTCTCCGACTCCTATCCCCTCAAAAACGCCAAGAATATGGAGAGACTACGGCATATTTGACTCATCTACTACGTCGGAGTGGTAAGAAAATAGTCTGTAATAAGAAGAATCTTCAGAAAAAGAGCGATGATGTGGCGACGTGCGGACGTCATACGGTGGCCCGGTGCTTATATAATGATGTGGGTCTCGGGGGATACTTGAATGAGCTGAAGAAGTGCCCGAAAGGAATGAATCCGGATGACTTTGTTGTGGGACTTACAGAATCCCCCGAGCAATAATCTATTTACCCTATATAGAAATGAGCTACACAAGGTCTGGTGGCTTTAGTTATGAAAGCAGCGGCGACTACAATCTCCCCGATGTGATTTACTATAATGCCTCCATCGTCAATAATAATACGCAAGATACAACGGATGCCGGTGCTCCCGTCCAAGACCCTCAGATTCGTTTTAACGAGACTCGTGATACGGCGATTATCAAGGATGCTGATAAATATCAGTTTAGTATTGTTCGTTTTACGGTGAATGGTGCGGGCCAAGACTTACCTCTCTTCATCCCTCAGATTCAGCAAGGCACGGGTCAGACAGATGTAAATCTTACAGAATATGGCTTTGGATTTGGAGTAAATACCTCATCAAGTAATTGGACTACGGCATATTCTCAGTATAACGGCAACGGCACGTCAAATACGGTGGCGGGTTTGACTTATATTCAGTATAGCCCAGAGATTCAGAATAGTAGTGTAGCTCCTCTTCCTCGTTCTCCGGCAGCGGATGGCTATAAGGGTGTATGGTCCTCAAGTTCAGTATATAACAACGGGGATATTGTGGCGTATTCCAATCTAGCTACTAATAATTTCTATACATTCAATTCTACTGTATGGAATCCCCAAACATTCTATAATACCGGAACGTTTGTGAATTACAACGGTATTTATTTTCAATCGGTGAGGCCGAGTCAAGGTGTGATTCCGACTGGCTCTGTGGAGTGGTCTCAGTATTATTTGACAACGATAAATACTTGGGCGGCTGCTAATACGTATGCTGCGGGTGTGATTGTTGTAAGTAGTGGTGTATATTATTTGTGTATTCAAGCGATTACGGTTGGAAATACAATTGCTCTATCAAATACGGCGTATTGGGATGCGTCAATTGCGACGCCTACGACAGCTTGGCCGGTCCCTACTCAGAGTGGGTTCTGGACTCCGACAAGCCCCGAATTAGGCACGTCTCAAGACTTATCTACGAAATATTATTACGTCTTTACTTATTCGCACTTCCTAGGCTTGATTAACGCTCAGCTTCTGACGGCTTGGACTGCTTTTATTACACAATTAAGTTTATCTTCTGCTACATACGCCGAGGCCCCGCAGTTTGTATGGAATCCTACTACCGGCTTATTCTCAATTGAATATCCTAAATACTTCTTGCCTCCTTCCTCGCAGACGGCAACGACTCCTCCTCAGTTTTTCTTGTTTATGAATGCGAATATGGAGGGGTTATTTAGTAATTTTGATAATATCTTTTTGAATTCAACGAACCCTACGGCAGCACAGTTTCCTCTGCCTTACCCGGTGAGTGGTGGCATAACACTCCCGAGTGGCTTTGCGAATGTGATGAGTGTATATTTGTCTCCGCTGGGTGAGAATCTGAAATCGCCAGTATCGTCGTCTGACGCATCAACGGCTGGAGTCGTGATACCCTTCGGCACTTTCTGGGCGATAGTAATGACGCAAGATTATTCTTCAACGAGCACTCTCTGGTCTCCGATAGACGCGATAGTATTTGCTACGGCTTTGCTTCCGGTCCAGAACGAGCAGAATGCTCCTCCGATGAGGTTTGGTGCGAAGAACGTAGGGAATAGTTCAGCAACGGCTCCTTCCGCTTTCGCGCCGATTCTAACGGATGTGAGTTTGGACTTACAAGCGGACCCAACGGCTTACCGGCAGTTTATAAATTATGTCCCTACGGCCGAATACCGTATGTCCGATTTTACTACAAAGACGGATATTCGTAGTATAGATGTAAGCGTTTTCTGGCGCAATCGTTTGGATAATGCCCTTTACCCGATGACTATGTATAATTTAGCCTCCGTTTCTTTCAAGATGATGTTCCGCAAAAAAACGAGTAGCCGATTCGGCCAATAGGTTGCCCGGGCCGAAGGATTAATTTCTCTATGAAAACTTTTTTATTTAGCTATAGTATAAATGTCCGCCGATATCCAGAAGGAGGCTGTGTTTGATGATAGAATTGTTCAACAAAGGCCCAGATACGCAGTTGAAAAGGGTGCTTTGTCTATCACGAATGCTCCTTTTAACGCCATCTCTGCCAACTCTTCTTCTATGACTTTCAATATCTACGTGCCTTCCGAGAACGTATTCGTAGATAGGGCCATTCGTTGGACGGGTGCTGCCAATTTCCAGATGACGGTGGTGAAGAACGCGCAAGCGTCATCTAGTCTTTCAGTTGTGGGTGCTTCAACTTATACTGGCGTGAATAGCAACGGTCAATATACGGCGGTGCCCTACGTGGCCCCCGGCGTAGATTTTTCCGTCTCCCCCTTTCCTCTAAATTATATGTGCCAGACGATGACGGCGACGATTAACGATACTACCTCCGTCATTAACACTCAAGATGTGCTCCTAGAGGTGATGAGACTGACAGATTACAAGCGCAACTTGCTCCAGCGCACTTGCCCGACGAAGATGGATAAATATGCGGCGAATTATCTCGGTTCTCCGGCTTCTGGTGCGGTAATCAACAATCCTATGAATGGTTATGGAGAGGCTCTGAATGTGGATGAGATGCCCAACGGCGCCCACCCCGGCTTTTTCTGGACGGATGCTTCTGGCAATCGTCTAGCCGCACAAGGCACAAACGGCTCCGGCACTACCGCTTGGCCCAACACACTCGGTGTTTCGGCGAATAGCAACTATGCCGTTCAAGGTGTTCCGGTAGTCAGCACGAGCAACGTGTCTTCCAACATCCTCTACTTCCAGATTACCTCTACGGAACTGCTGACTCTCTCTCCCTTTGTTTTCGCGAATGACTGCGAAGATGACACGGGTTTGTTCGGCATCAACAATATTCAGTTGGTAATGAACTTCAAGAACGGTCTCCCCTTGTCTCGTATTCTGAAGACGCTTGGAACGGGTCAGTTCGGCACGGTGGCTGCGTGTAGTAATCCTTACTCAATTACGACAAGTTCAATTCAGTTTAACGCCTCTGCTCCTTGGTCTCAGTCGGTGATGAACGTTCAGTTCTTAACGCCTTCTCTTGATGTGCCTCTTCCGGCGAAGAGTATTGTGCCTTATATGGAGTTCCCTCGTTATATTACGCAAGGTTCAGCAACGAGTTCGGGTGGAGCGTCGCTCAGCGGTCAGCAGATTCCGGCGTTGGGTGTGGCCCAGATTCAGTCGCAGACGATTACTTTGCCGCAGATTCCCGACTTGCTGATTATCTACTGTAAGCCGCAAGGCACGAACGGCACGGCACCCGACCCGACAGACCCTTCGTTCTGCGACTTTTACCTTCCTCCGGCTTCTCTTTTCACGAGTGGTGCGGCGGCAATCAAGAATCCTCTATCCATCAACTTTGACAACTTCTCGGGTCTTCTCAGCTCACACACAACGGAGGAACTGTATCGTATGTCAGTAAGCAACGGTTTGGAGGTGCCTTGGCCCACTTGGTGCGGTCAAGCCATCCTCGGTGCGGGTGTGGGTGGCGACATTACGGGCTTTACTGCGATTACATCTAACGCTTACCCGGGCACGGGTGCTTATGGTGCGGCGTCTAACGGCGCGTATCCTCCCTACCCGTCGGGTGCTCGTATTCCTACATCGGGCGGTTTCTTAGTGCTGAAGCCTTCAAAGGACTTGTCCCTCCAGCCGGGCCAAGCGCCGTCGCTCGTAGGAAACTTTACGCTCCAGTTCAACTTGACGGTATTCAACCCGATGAACTTCGCCGTATCTCCCGTATTATACGTGATTACGGCGAACTCTGGCTATTTTGAGTCTATCCGTGGTTCATCTCGTATCATCAAGGGTGTGCTTTCCGAGCAAGACATTATCTCAGCGCCGGTTGCGGCGACGCAGACGCGTTCCGAGCTTCACCGTATGGTTGGCTCTGGTTTCCGCAAGATGTTCGGCAACGTGTTGGGTCTGGCGAAGAAGGCGCACGGTCTGTATGAGAAGCACAAGGACAAGATTCACGGTGCCGTAGAGGGCTACAAGACGGGCGGAGTCAAGGGGGCCGTAAAGGGAGCGATGAAGGCTTCCCATCGTATGGAGTCCGAAGAGTGAGCTTGTCGGCCAAAGGCCTCAAGCAACCTTCGGTAAGATTGATAATTGGCGAATGTATAACATTCATAAATTATCTGAATTAAATTATATGGATGCCCCTAGTGAGTCCTCTGCTCTATCCATAACTGCTATTGTGCTTAGCGTGGGGGGGATTATTCTAGGGGCGATTAATCATAAGCGTGTGCGCAGCACTTGTTGTGGTAAAAAAATGGATGCGAGTTTGGATATAGAAACGACTACTCCTCAAGGCGTTCCAGTAAAGCTCCAAACACCCCCCCCGTCAGCCTAGGACGTCCATAAATAGTTTCAGATTCGTCTGGATAGCATCCGCCGACAAGCTCCTTCTTCTTGCGCATAGCTATATACAGAGCTTTCATCTGGCGTTCGGCCCTTTCATAAGGAATAGGTTCTTTGGATTGATGTTGCCCGTCTTGCGCTACGACCCAAAAAAGGTTTTGACCGGGTGCTTTTCTAATGCGATAAGGCATTTCTACTTATTCAATAGAATTTTCTTTGCGTAGTTTCTGTCGGAGTCCTAGCCAATACTTGCCGGATTTCAGCATAGCATACTCGTATTCGCCGGTATCTGGATTGAAACGTTGGGTCTCAAAGGCGCGAGGTTCTTGTTTGTCTTGTAAATCGCATAGGAGCATACACGACTTGAATATGCGCGGTCCAATCTTATGATTTTTCTCTCTTTCATACATATCCAGCAGTTCGGATGCGCTATACATAAGGCGACGGTCTCTAACATCTAGGCCCATATCAAAGTTGAGAGTGAGCCAGTTTCTTACTGGATTATTATCGTCCATATAATCCTTGGATGCGTTGAGCACTTGCGCGGGTTCGCACAACTTTTGCGTCTTCTTAATTTCAGCAGCGGCTTCAATCAGAAGTTGGATGAATTCATCACGCCATTCATCGGACTTTGCGGCTTTATCTTTCAAGTCCGGATTTCCTAGCTTATGATGGGGTTCGGTGGGATTGGATACGAAGGAGTAGATGAAGGGGAAGACGCGGATACGTCTTTGTGCTCCTCCATCGGCCCGGCTAAGGAGAGGGATGTCATTCACGAGCATAAATGTGCCGAATTGGGGTGTGTAGGTAATACACGTTTTGTAGAGGTCTCTTACGGTGATTTGGTCTCCGCCGGTAAGTTCTTTGATGATGCCGACTTGTAGGCGGTCTTGTGATTCTGGTTCGGATGCGATGAGGAATCGCTTACCCTTGGCTTTGTAGAGTGCTCCGCACGTAGCATCGCGTTTATCTTGTGGTTTTGTGAGGATAGAATTGGGAATGGGATGAAAGTAATCACCGAGTGTTTTCTTTACAAGGTCGGCGAGTAAAGATTTTCCGTTTCCGCCACGGCCGGTCCAGATATTGAATCGTTCCCACTTGTTGCGGCCGTGTAGGCAAGTGGAGATGCTATGTAGGATGGCCGTTGTCATTTCACCGAGTTCATCCGATGCGGCGATGGCTTCGTTGGTTTCAAACATAGAGCGGATTGTATTCAGAAGTTCTTTACGGGCTTCGGGGTTGCTGGACTTAGGGAACGCATATCCCGTATTGATGGAGATGTAATCACTAGGCGCGATTTTGCGATGTGTGAGGGTATTGAGGTCATAAACTTCGTCAGTAAAAGCCAGTAGGTGGCGGCTTTCATCCATAAGTTCTGGAAGTTTATCATTATTATAATTGGAGGGGAGAAATTGAATAATGCCATCAACGAATCCGGATGTGCCGATGCTGAGGCTGAACTTGGAGATGGTTTTCATAAGAAGTTTCGCGCGTTTTAAGACTTCTTCATCATCGGATTCTTTCGGCAGTTTTGAGAAGCATTCTAGGGCCACGGCTTGGATTGTATTCCAGATATCTGCTTTTAGCATAGAGGGTGCGGATGTATAATTTTTCCACGTGTTATTAGGCATCAATTGGAACCACTTGAGTGATTCGTTATAGAGGTAGGCATCGGGTTTGAGGTTGTAGAAGAATCTAGCGGTTTCAGCTTGTGATGGATTTTTCAGCAGACGGTAGAAGTCATTACGTTTTGCGAATAGCTCATCGTATAGCTCGCGATTATCGTGGGAGAGCCATCGCCAGAGTGTGCTTTGCGTAATACCCGAGCGGGTTTTTTTGAATCTATTCCACTTATCGCGTGTATAGGCGGGTGATTCGGCAGTTTGCCATTTATTGCTGACTTTACTTACGGCGATATAATCGTCGCAAGTGAGGCCTTCGTTGAACATCGCGAATCCTAGGCGAATCCAATCGGGGTAGTAATCAAAGCGTGCTTGGCCGAGACCGGCGATGACTTGTAGGAGTGTATCTCTACGTTCGTCATCTGTATCAAGTGTAAGAGGGAATTCAGCATTTGTGGTGGATGTAGTAGCGACGGATGCTGAATCTGCGATGGGTTCGGAGAGATTGACGGCGGATACGGAGATGGGTGTGGGTAGAAGGACGGAATCGCTAGGGATGTAAGTCGGCCAAGTATCGGTGCTTGTGCCGTGAAGGATGATTTTGGGGCGGTGCTCGTGATGAGTGATGGGGTTGCCGAAAGTTTTGCTTTGACCCGCCATACGCAATTTACGGCCCCCGATGCTATAGACGGCCATATCTATAAGGAGGGAGCCGAGAGTGGATGCGGAGCCTTTTTTCAGAGCTGAGCCGGGTTCGGAGATGCGGACATCAATCAAACCTTCTAGGAGTTTTGCGAGATATGGATAGAAGGTATTGCGGACATAGTAATTGATGGAAGGCTTGTCTCCGTGTAGTTTTGTGAATCCGATGGAGTAGCTCAGCTTGTGCTTAATGTTGCCCTTATGGTCTTTATTCGCGTATCTGGATGAGAAGCATACGGAAGTAGGGCCGGTGATGTAGGGGTCGGCCAGTAGCTTTGTGCGGATAGATTTGTCCATACGTTTGAAATCCTTTTCGGTTGTATCAAGCGGTAGCTCGCCGTCAATATCTACATACACGCGGTTGAATACGTTTTGCGGATTATATTCAGTTGGATTTGTGCGCTCGCACGCCCCTACGTCGCCTAAGCTCTTGAGATATTCATCCACCTTGTCAATTTCAACGGCTACATAATTCTTATCCGAACCCGAGAAGGGGTGCGTAATCAAAATCACGGGCTTCGTGGGTGTGATGGACAGAGATGGCAAAACCGCAGACTTTCGGCTGGAAGACATTTTTCACGGGACTGGTGGGATGGAAGAAACTTTGGAATCAACTTTTTTCACTCCTAGAAGGATTTCATCTGAGATGGATAGAGATGGCAAAACCGCAGACTTTCGTCTGGAAACAACTTCCAGTTTTTATTTTGAAGACTAAGAAATTTAATACAATTAGAACATCAGAGATTTTGCCATCTCTATCCA